GCTCGAAGCATCAACTTCATTCAGCTCAACTTTGTCGCTGTACGCACTGGCGTAGAATTCTCCGAAGTTATTGGACAATTCTGATAAATAAGATAAATAAGGAAAAAACAGGAGAATAAACAATGTCATTTAATATTCGCGACTTCAAGTCATCAGCTCTCGGTCAAGGTGGGTATCGTCCCGCCTTGTTTGAAGTTCAAGTCACGACTTTGGGTGAAGAATTCAATCTGCTTTGTATGTCATCACAAGTACCTTCGTTTACGACTGGTATTATTGAAGTGCCTTACTTCGGCCGAAAGGTAAAAATCGCTGGTGATAGGACTTTCGCAGAATGGACTACTACTGTAATGATTGAAGAAGATTTCAGTCAACGCGATGTGCTAGAGCAGTGGGCCCAAAAAGTCAATAGCGGTGAGGCTAATATACGTCAATATACTGCGCCTGAAGATTATAAAGAAGATGCTACTATCAAACTTTATGGTAAGACTGGTGCTAAATTGCGTGAATACAACCTTATCGGTTGTTGGCCTTCAGACGTTGGTACTATTGAACTAGATTGGAATACTACTGACACTATTGGTACCTATACTATTACCTGGTCATTCGATTACTTCGAACCAGGCTCTTAATTCGGTCCGCCTTGACTAATCTATAGAGGGGATATAAATAACTATATCCCCTTTATTTCATCGGAGATAATGAATGGACCTTTTTGGATTTGAAATAAACAGGAAGAAGGAGCAGAAAGAAGCTGAAAAGCTAGTCTCCTTCGTTCCCCCCTCTAATGAAGATGGCGCGCTCACCGTTGCCGCTGGTGGTGTCTATGGCACCTACGTCGATCTCGATGGTTCAGTCCGAACCGAAGCAGAACTTGTCAATAAGTATCGAGCTATCTCGTTCGATCCTACTATTGACATGGCAATTCAAGAGATTTGTAACGAAGCAATCGTTGAAGACAGCGATGAAGATACCGTCTCTATTGTATTAGACGATATAGAACAACCAGACAGAATCAAGAAAGTAATACAAGAAGAATTTGATAACGTTCTTCAGCTGCTTGAATTCAATCGTCTAAGTTACGAATTATTTCGACGATGGTATGTAGACGGTCGTCTATATTACCATGTCCTCGTTGACGAGAAAAAACCTCAGAAAGGTATTCTCGAAGTACGATATGTCGATCCACGTAATATTAAGAAAGTACGAGAAGTAAAGAAAGAGAAAGATAAGAAAACCGGCGTCACTATCGAGAAAGTGATCAACGAATATTATATGTACTCGCCTGCTGGTTTCTTAAAGCGCACTGGTTCTTTAACTGGTTCTACAATGAATAGCTATGGCTCTTCAGGCTCANCGTCAGCTGAAGGTGTAAAGATTGCGCGTGATGCCGTAGTTTATTGCACATCAGGTTATCAAAGNCTCGACAACAAACTCATTCTTTCTTACTTACAAAAAGCTATTCGACCACTCAATCAATTGCGTTCGTTAGAAGATTCACTAGTCATCTATCGTATCTCGCGAGCACCAGAGCGCCGAATCTTTTATGTAGATGTTGGTGGTTTGCCTAAAGCTAAAGCAGAACAATACCTCGCCGATATCATGACGAAATTTAAGAATAAGGTCGTCTATGATTCATCGACTGGTGAAATTAGAGATGATCGTAAGTTCATGACAATGCTCGAAGATTTCTGGCTTCCTCGGCGTGAAGGTGGACGTGGTACTGAAATCACTACATTGCCTGGCGGCCAAAATTTAGGAGATATCGATGATGTTGTTTATTTCCAAAACAATTTGTATCGTTCTCTCAATGTACCTATCTCTCGTCTACAACCAGAAACTACCTTCTCTCTTGGCAGAGCTACTGAGATCACTCGCGACGAAGTAAAGTTCGGTAAGTTTATTACTCGTCTGCGTAATAAGTTCTCCGAGCTTTTTATGAAGTTGCTCGAGCGTCAATTAATTCTCAAAGGTGTATGTACGGCCGAAGATTGGACGGAGTGGAAACAGCAGATTGATTTTAATTTTGCTGTCGATAACTACTTCGAAGAACTCAAGCTTGCTGAATTGAATCGCGATCGTGTTGGTTTGGCAAGAGAAATGGAAGAGTATGTTGGTAAATACTATTCGCATGAATATATGAGGCGATACGTATTACAACATTCTGAATCAGAGATAGAAGAGATTGACAAACAAATCGCTGATGAAAAAACAGATGAAAGATATGTTGATCCTGAAGAATTACAACAGGATGAACCAGAAGAAGAACCAGCACCTCCTGCGCCTACGTACAAACTTGTACCTGACGATAGCAAAAAAGAAGACGATGCAGCATGAAGACGTTTTCTTTATAAATAAAGGTGTAATATAATTGGAGATATAATATGACAGATGTAACTGACTTTATTGGTTCTGCTGTAGCAGACAAACCAGTCGCAGCATTAAAAGCTTTTTCTGCGGCCATGGAACCTAAAATTTCCGATGCTTTAGATTCACGTTATTCTGAAGTATCAAATCAGGTATTCAACCCACAAGTCGAAGAAGATGATGAAGCTGAAATGAATGAACTCGATATGGATGTTGAAAACCCAGAAGCCGAATTAGAAACAGAAATGGAAGAACCTCAAAATGTCTGACATACTTAGTAATATTTTAGAAAAGTACAAGAAAGCGGGTACGCTCGACATCGACCGTTCTGGTGCAGACGGCAAAGAGAACGACTTTATTGGTAAACACACTGATAATGTTGAAACCTTTGATGGTCCTGGCATGAAAGAGATCGATGCTGCTGTTGCCGCTGTTTCCCACAAAAAACGTGGCGATGATAATCATGGCTACGAAGTCGATACAGATTCTGATGTATATGAGTCTATTGACATGACATACGCTGACGATATTGAAGAGTTGGCTGGTATGGAATATGACGACGACGATCTCATGATCGAAGAAGATGTTTTGCAAGAAGACGCATCATTCTTCATGAAGCTTATCGACGAAGTAGTCGAAGAGTTCTATAATGAAGAAGCTGACGAAGAAGAAAAAGCAATGCTAGACGAGATGCTTGCTACAGATGAAGGTTATATTGAATTTATTGACACGATCTTTGAAGGTAAAATGGGTATAGCTGATGAAGGTGGAGATGATGAAGTTATCGACGCGAATCCTAAATTAAAAGGTAAGAAAGCGAAGGGCGATGGTAAAGACAGATCAGCTGATGGCAAAGGTCAAATGACCAAAGAAGATATCGAGCGACATGCTGATGTAAAAATGGTTAAAGTAAAAACACCTGAAGGAAAAGTTGTTTTTCGAAAGCAGCGAGCTGAAACAGAAATAAGTAAGCGGAGCGAATAATGATTGTTAAACCTAAATCGGTAGAAATTGCATTATCGACAGCAAATACAGTAAGTGATGCAACATGTGTCAGAATCTACAATGATTCAGGCGCAGATGTTTTGATTACTAATCAAGAATCTGGTTTTGGATTTACTCTGCCAAATGGTGCAATTACTTTTGTACAAAAAGTTTCTGATGAAAATTTAGTATCATCAGACACAGTCAAAGCAGTTAGCGTCGCATTCAATATCTCGTAAGGACAAGACATGAAACTTATTACAGAAATAACTGAATCAGTCAAAGTATTGACAGAAGAGAATGCTGACGGTAAAAAAAGTTTGTTCATTGAAGGTATTTTTCTTCAAGGCAATATTCCAAATCGTAACGGCAGACGTTATAACTCTGACATCCTTGAGAAAGAAGTTGGTCGTTACGTAAACGAAAACGTAACAAAGGGTCGAGCTTATGGTGAGCTTGGTCATCCTGACGGTCCTTCTATTAATCTTGACCGTGTATCTCATATTATTACCGAACTACGTCGCGAAGGTGACAACTTTATCGGTAAAGCCAAAATTTCTTCTACACCGATGGGTAAAATCGTCGAAGGTCTGCTTTCTGACGGAGCACAACTTGGTGTATCATCGAGGGGAATGGGTTCTCTTAAAGAAGGAAAAGACGGTGTGATGGAAGTTCAAGAAGATTTTTATCTCGCGACTGCCGCTGACATCGTTGCTGATCCATCTGCACCCGACGCATTCGTAAATGGTATCATGGAAGGTGTCGAATGGGTGTGGGATCAAGGTAAAGCTGTAGCAATGCGAGTAGAAGAAATCGAGCGTGAAGCTCAAAAAGCTGTTCGTAGCAAGCAATTGAGCGAGCAAGCAAAGCTGCACATGTTTGAAAAATTTCTTAACGAGATTTCAAAAGTTTAATTTATATAAATACTAAACACTAGTAAAATAATCTAGGGAGATATATCTAATGTCTGAAGAAAATCAAGTTGAAGTTGAAGAGGCAGTAGATGTAGTTGAGCAAGAGGAATCTCTTGAAGAAGCTTCATCCGCCGCAGCTGAAACTTTAAAGCCTTCAGCGACCAAAACTCAGATGCTCGGTGATCTGATGTCTAAAGTTGCTGGCATGACCAAGCAGGACCTTTCTGCTTTCCTCGATAAGACTCTTGCCCAAGTTGGTAAAGAGGCTGATTCGGTTCCTGATACGTCTGGTAAGAACAAAGCAAGTGTTGCAACTTCTGGTGCAGGTACGCCTTCTCCTCGTGTTGCTGTTCCCGCTAAGGCAATGAAGGAAGATATGGACGAGCTTCTTGCTAATCAAGAAGATTTGTCAGAAGATTTCAAAGCAAAAGCTGGTACTCTTTTTGAAGCCGCTGTTCAGAATCGTGTGATTCTTGAAGTAGCACGCCTCGAAGAAGAAGCCGAGCAAAAGCTTGAAGAGCAAGTTACTCAGTCTATTGACGAGTTGCATCAACAAGTAGAACAGTATATGGACTACGTTGTTGAACAGTGGATGCAAGAAAACGAAGTGGCTATCGAGTCTAACTTCCGTGTTCAAGCAACCGAGCAATTCATCGATGGTCTGAAAAGCCTTTTTGCAGAGAGCTACGTAGAAGTTCCTGAAGAAAAGGTTGATCTCATCGCTGACCTTCAAACGTCAGTCGCTGAGCTCGAAGAGTCATTGGAATCAGTACAGGCCGAAAACCTGAAGCTGAATGCTATGATTAGTGAAGCAAGCGTTGAAGCTGCCTTCGAAGAGGTATCTGAAGATCTGGTCGAAACGCAAGTTGAAAAGCTTCGCTCATTAGCCGAAGGTATTGAATATGCCGACGCTGAAGAGTATGCAGAAAAACTGAAGATCATTAAGGAACAGTATTTCACTGAGTCTAAGCAAGAAAACGAAGGACATACTGGTCTAATTGATGAAGAAGTTTCTGTTGGTTCTAATGATGAGTCTGAAGAGGGAGAAGCTAAGGTAATTCCCGAAGAGATGAAGCATTACTTCCAAGCAATTTCTAGAACGCATAGAAGTTAACTTTTTTATAAATAGATAAGTATATCCAAAATAATAAACAGGAGTAACACTAACATGAATTTAAATGAACAAATTCGCAACAAGTGGGCACCAGTGATCTCTCACCCTGATCTTCCTGAAATCGCTGATTCCCACAAGAAAATGGTTACGGCCATGGTCCTCGAAAACACCGAGCGTGCTCTTCGTGAGGCTGCATCACAGGGCGCTAGCCAACAGCTTCTTTCTGAAGCACCTTCAAACACCATTGGTGACAACTTCGGCGGCGAGTTCGCTGGTTTTGATCCTATCCTTATCAGCCTTGTTCGACGTACTTTGCCGAACTTGATGGCTTATGATGTTTGTGGCGTTCAGCCCATGACTGGACCGACTGGTTTGATCTTCGCTCTTAGCGCTCAGTACGCTCCGGATGGTGCTAACACCACTCCTCGTACCGAAGCTATGTACGACGAAGCCGACACCGACTTCTCTGGTACTGGCACCCATTCTGGTAACTCTCAGACTGGTGGCAAAGGTACTGGTATGACCACTTCCGCTGCTGAATCACTTGGCGAAACTGGTGGAACTGCTTTCGGTGAGATGGCGATGAAGATCGACAAAGTCACTGTAACTGCTAAGTCACGTGCGCTGAAGGCGGATTACTCGCTTGAACTCGCTCAAGACTTGAAAGCAGTACACGGTCTTGACGCTGAAGCTGAACTCAGCAACATCCTTGCTGCTGAGATCTTGGCTGAAATCAACCGCGAAGTTATTCGTACGATCAACCTTGCCGCTGTAGCTGGTTCGCAAGGCACTGTTACTACTAACGGTACTTTCGATCTTGACACTGACGCTTCAGGTCGTTGGTCAGTTGAAAAGTTCAAGGGCCTCATGTTCCACATCGAGCGCGAAGCTAACAAAGTAGCTAAAGATACTCGACGTGGTAAGGCTAACCTGATCATCTGTTCTTCTGATGTCGCTTCTGCACTTCAGATGGCTGGTGTTCTTGATTATACGCCTGCTCTGAACAGCAATTCTTTGGCAGTAGACGACACTGGTAACACCTTCGCTGGTGTACTGAACGGTCGGTATCGCGTATACATCGATCCTTACGCAACTACTAACTACATGAACATCGGCTACAAAGGTGCAGGCGCATTTGACGCTGGCATCTTCTACTGCCCTTATGTTCCTCTGCAGATGGTACGTGCTGTCGATCAGGATACCTTCCAGCCGAAGATTGGCTTCAAGACTCGTTACGGTCTTGTTGAGAATCCTTTTGCTCACTCAGTACAAGGTACTCCTGCTGTATCCGACGGTGCAATCACCAACGGTACCAACGCATACTATCGTATGTCTACGGTCAGCAACCTGTTGTAATAAAAAGAATCCCGATAGGGACATTTTTGAGGGGCGCTTTGCGCCCCTTTTTTTTGTATATAAATAATAAGCTCATAAGAGCCTAACAAAGGAGGGAAACTATGGACCTTAACCTACCACTTATTGGTAAAATCCACTGGCCGTCACTGCTCCTAGGAGGTGGAGTGGTCTTAGTACTCGCAATTTTGTTGTAATCTAGTCATGAGCAACGGGGACTTCGGTCCCCGTTTTTATAAATAATAGAAAACATGGTATAATACTTTATGTCAATGAATAAGAATATGCTATCGCCAGTAGGCTTTAGTTTCCACATTAAGAAACTACCAGAGTTCAACTTTTTTGTTCAGAACGTTACAGTTCCTGGTGTTAGTTTCCCTGTTATTGACCAGCCGACACCATTAAAAACTATTCCTCGTTATGGCGATCATCTCGTATATGGTGAGCTTAATGTTTCATTTAAAGTCAATGAAGATCTAGGCAATTATATTGAAATATACAATTGGTTAGTTGGTCTATCATTTCCTGATAATTTCGATCAATATAAATCTCTTGCTGAAGAAGGAAAACAATTGACAGGTGACGGTCTCGAATCTGATAGTTATCTGATGGTTATGTCAAGTAACATGCAACCAATAATTCGTATTGACTTCGAAGATATTTTCCCAATTTCATTATCTGATTTGACTATGGATTCACGTGACACGCAAATAGACTATATTGAAGCCACTGCATCATTTCGCTTCTTAAAATATACATTTACACCAGTATAATTTTGTAGTATAATAGTTCTTTTGCAGGATATATTATGACTCTTGATGAAATCTTTGACTTATGGTCAGACGATACACAGATCGATCGTACTGAACTTGGTAATGCGGCTCTTGAACTTGCAAAGCTACATCACAAGTACTATCGTATATTCTCTCAAGAAAGACTCTTACACAAAAAACTTGAAGCTGATATGAAACAATTGAAGCTTGATAAGTATGAGTTTTTCGTAGATGGTCCAACAGAAGAACATATTGCAAAAGGTTGGAAGCTACCACCAAAAGGTCGTATTCTTAAATCAGATGCTGGTCAATATGTCGATGCAGACTCTGACATCATCGCACTTAATCTTAAGCTTGCATATCAACAAGAAAAGCTAGAACTCCTGGCAGATATTATCAAAACAATTTCTAATCGTGGATTTCATATCAAGTCTGCTATTGAATGGGAAAGATTTAAGGTAGGAGCATGAAGATAGTTGTGACTGGAGCCTGTGGTTATATAGGCTCACATCTTGTAGTACGACTCGCCGAATTGGGTCACAAAATTATATCTGTTACAAATAACTTTACTGAAAATTATGAGCTGGTTAAAAAGCATTCTTATGTTGTAAGAATGAATGACGGTCAACAACATGACATGTATCTTGATCAATCAGATACACTCATACATCTCGGCGGGTTTATATCAGTAGAAGAATCAATGTCAGAGCCTCTTAAGTATTATCAAGGAAATACTTCTGAGACTATTAGATTATTGAAAGAATACAAATGGGATAATGTCATCTTCGCCTCAACGGCAGCATGCTTTGATCCAATATCTCATTATGCCAAATCAAAGCTCGCATGTGAGTGGGCAATTAGAGCGATAGTTCCTAACTATACTATCTTTCGTTTCTTTAATGTGGCTGGTATTAACGAAGGTCATTACTATGTCAATCCTACCACACATATCATCAGCAAGCTAGCTGAATGCGCCGTCAATAAAACAAAGTTTATCATGAATGGCTATGACTTTGATACACCTGATAGGACATGTGTACGAGACTACGTAGATGTTAACGACCTAGTAGAAGCAATTGTGAAGGCCATAAATAAACCTGCCAACACTGAATATGAATGTCTAGGTCAAGCGATAGGTTATTCAAACAAAGCAGTGTTACATACAATGGAATCAGTGATCGGAAAACATATCGACTTTGATTATGGCCCGCGTAGAGATGGTGATGCAGCGCGCCTCGTTGTTCCTGAAGTTTCACAATATTTAGATCCACAAAAAACATTGTGGGATATGTGCAAGTCGACTTATGGATATTTTAAGAATCTCAAAAATCAATGAGGTGTATAATAAGGTAGCCACTGATGATCGTGGCATTGCCGAAGAACTGTCTGCGTACTTTACATTCAAAGTGCCAGGTTATCAGTTTATGCCTGCATATCGTAATAAATTTTGGGATGGTCAGATCCGTTTATACAATACATCAACTCAGATGTTATACTCTGGTCTCAATAACTATGTTACTATGTTCGCGAAAGAACGAGGTTATGAAGTAGAGTTTGAGTATGATAATTCAGCAGACAACTATTCTGTAGTAGAAGCAAAGAAGTTTGTTGAAGAAGAAAAGTTTACGATGACACCTCGCGACTATCAGCTTGAGGCATATGTAGACGCAATACGATATAAGCGTGGCCTATTCATCTCACCCACAGCTTCTGGTAAGTCCTTCATCATCTATATGATCATGCGTAAGTTACTACGACAGACACTTATTATTGTACCTACGACTACACTGGTACATCAGATGTACTCTGATTTCGAAGAGTATGGATTCAATAGTGAGAAATACTGTCATAAGATATTTAGTGGCAAAGATAAGAATACAGACAAACCAGTAGTCATCACAACATGGCAGTCTATCTATAAGTTACGTAAAGATTGGTTTAAGAAGTTTGACGTAGTGATTGGTGACGAAGCACACCTCTTCAAAGCCAAGTCATTAACATCTATTTTAGAAAAGATGGAAGATACAGAGTATCGCTTTGGTTTTACAGGTACATTAGACGGTACACAGACCCATAAACTTGTACTCGAAGGTTTGTTTGGTCCCGCGCAAAAAGTTATTACGACGAAAGAGTTGATGGACAGCGGTACATTAGCAGATTTTAAGATTAAGATACTTGCGTTGAAGTACCATGACGAGATTCGCAAGATTGTATCTAAGATGAATTATCAAGATGAAATGGATTTTCTTGTGTCGCACGAAGGTCGTAATAAGTTTATCAAGAACCTCACGCTTTCGTTAGATGGTAATACTCTTTTACTGTTTCAATATGTTGAAAAACATGGTAGAATACTGGAAGAGATGATAAAAGAAGAAGCAGGTGATCGTAAGGTATTCTTTATACACGGCGGAGTCAAAGGTGAAGAGCGTGATGACATTCGTGGTATTGTAGAGAAAGAGAATGATGCAATTATTGTGGCCTCATACGGTACGTTTTCAACAGGGGTAAATATAAAGAACTTGCATTCAATTATTTTTGCAAGCCCTTCTAAGTCGAAGATACGTAATTTACAATCAATCGGAAGAGGATTGAGAAAGTCAGATACAAAAGATTCGGCAGTACTCTATGATATAGCAGATGACTTATCATGGAAGTCAACATCAAACTTTACATTGAAACATCTGATGGAGAGAGTGAAGATTTATGATGAAGAAAAGTTTGACTACAAACTATACAGCATAGGAATTAACTAATGCACGTAGTCGTAAAACTTAAAAATGGCGAAGAAGTTTTCGGTAGGATGAACATCACCGATGAAAATAATATAGATCTAAATGATGCTATGAGAATACGCTATCACTTTAACGACGAAACTGGCGCTCCAGTGATGTACTTCACAAAATATAGTATCTTTACTGAGTCATTTGATGTTACTATACCTAATGATTGTATTATGCACATATTTAAAGATCCGGTTGATAATCTTGTAAAATTTTATGAGACTGAACTGATCGACTGTAAGAAAAGCTATCTCGAGAAACCTAAATCAAACAAGAAGTATGAGAAAGATGAATCTTTGGTAGCTATGATGGAAATGCTAAGAGGCGATTATGAGGTACACTGATGGCTAACTATATCAATAATAAAGAGTTCTATGCTCTTTTACAACAATTTAAACTAGACTGCGCAGCTGCTGAAAAAAATGGAGATCCAGCACCAAGAGTTCCAGAAGATATTGGCAAATGTTTTATGATGATCGCTACAAAGTTGGCTACAAAGGCTAACTTCTCTGGATACACATATAAAGACGAAATGATTTGCGATTCACTCGAAAATTGTGTAGTAGCTGTACATAGCTTTAATCCAGAAAAATCCAAGAATCCATTTGCATACTTTACACAGATTATTTGGTATGCATTCCTTCGACGTATCGAGAAAGAGAAGAAACAAACATACGTCAAATACAAATCACTCGAACAATTAGTAGTCGATGCAGAACTCCTCGATGATGAAGGCTCAGACGCATATAAGAACTATGATATTGCAAACGAAAAGATGAAGCCTATCATCGATAAATTTGAAAACAGACAGAAGAAGAAAAAGACAGCAGAGCCAAAAGGCCTGGAGAAATTTACTGAATGAAACTTGCATTGATTACCGATCAACATTTCGGAGTACGTAATGACAGCATCCAATTCCACGAATACTACAGAAAATTCTATGAACAATTCTTCTTTCCCACTCTTAGAGAAATGGGCATCAGAGATATCATCGAGCTCGGGGATATTTTCGACAGGCGCAAGTATGTTAATTTTGACACCTTGTCTCGTTGCCGTGATTACTTTTTTGATCCTATCGCGCGTGATGGGTTAAGTCTACATTGTATCGTAGGCAATCACGACATCTATTTTAAGAATACTAATCGAGTCAATGCACCTGAACTTTTGCTTGGTGAGTTTGATCTACATGTGTATTCTGAACCGACTGAAATAGATTTCTATGACACATCTATTCTAATGATGCCATGGATTAACAGTCAGAACTATGATGTCGCGATGTACGCCATCGATCAATCAAAATCAGATATTTGTCTCGGTCATCTGGAGTTTCAAGGCTTTGAAATGTATCGTGGTGCAGTGATCGATCATGGTCTATCACACAAGGCATTTCAGAAGTTCGACATGGTATGCTCAGGTCACTTTCATCATAAGTCTACGAAAGACAATATCAATTATTTAGGTGCGCCATACGAGATGACATGGTCTGACTATGATGACCCTCGAGGATTTCATGTCCTTGATACCGAAACAAAAGAGTTACAATATTTTCAAAATCCGTTTATAATGTTCCATAAGGTTTTCTATGACGATAATCAAGGCGAGGATATATTAAAACAAGATTTTGCAAAATTGAAAGATACACATGTAAAGGTAGTTGTCAAAAATAAGGACAATCCATATTTGTTCGATTTGTATATCGATAAGTTAAACGCAGCAAATCCCGCACATATGCAAGTAGTTGAAGACAACTTCAATCTTGATCTCGAAGATGATGAGAATATTGTAGACGAAGCTGAAGACACCATTACCATCATTCGAAAGTATATAGATAATCTACAGTTAAGTGATAATAAACCCATGAATGATCTATTCTATGATCTATACCATGAAGCATTGAGTACTGAGTAGTGTTACATTTTAAAGTTGTACGTTGGCAAAATTTCTTGTCGACGGGTAATCAGTGGACAGAGATCCAACTAAACAAAGCCCAATCCACTCTCATTGTCGGTGAGAACGGAGCTGGTAAATCTACCATGCTCGATGCGATCTCGTTTGGTTTATATGGTAAGCCATATCGTAACATCAACAAACCACAGCTCGTCAACAGTATTACGTCTAAGCGATGTGTTGTTGAGGTAGAGTTTTCTTCGAAAGGCAAAGAATATCTCATTCGTCGTGGTATCAAGCCAAATATATTCGAGATTTTTTGTGATGGCAAACTCGTTGATCAAAATGCATCTGTACGTGAATATCAAGAATATCTCGAGAAGAATGTACTTAAATTAAATCATAAGTCATTCACACAGATTGTGGTGATCGGTTCTGCCAACTTTATTCCATTTATGCAGATGAAAGTGTGGGAACGTCGTGATGTCATCGAAGATCTACTCGACATCGAAATCTTTACGAAGATGAACAACCTACTCAAAGAGAAGATCAACAAGAATAAAGATGATGTCATCGATGCCAAGTATCAGATCGACATGCTCGAGCAACGTATCACATTGACGAAGAAACATCTCAACGAAATCATGTCAATGCAAAAGTCAGATCGTGATGCGAAGTTAAAGAAAATAGAAGAACTCGAAACAAGACTCGACGATCTTCGTCTACAATATGAAGGCAAGGCAAATCACGTCAAACATCTTCATGATAGTATCAAAGACAGAGACACCATTAAAGGTAAGCAACGTAAGTTGAACGAGCTAAAGATGCAACTCTCTTCGAAGGTACAAAATATACAATCACAGATCGAGTTTTTCAAAGATCATGACGATTGTCCTACATGTCATCAATCTATCGATGAAGAATTCAAAGAAGATCATATCTGTGAACAGCAAGAGAAGCAACTCGAAATCAAAGATGGTATCGATAAGATGAACGAGCACTTTACTGAGGTCGAACACAGATTGAACGAGATCTCAGCAGTACAAGATACTATCAACGATATCAATCAGATCATAATGAATCTTAATAGTGAGATGACATCTACACAGAACGGTATCAAAGAACTCAATCAAACGCTCGAACAAGTACCACAAGTGCAAGAGACCGATGACCTCGATGAACTAAATAGCACATTGAGCAAGAACAAAGAAAAACACGAAATATTACTAAGACAGAAAGAGAGATACGAGATTGCGTCGTCTCTACTCAAAGATGGTGGTATTAAGTCGAAGATTATCAAACAGTATGTGCCTATCATCAACAAGTTGATGAATAAGTATCTCGCTGCAATGGAGTTCTTCGTACAGTTCGAACTAGATGAACAATTTAACGAAAAGATCAAGTCGAGGTTCAGGGATGAATTTACATACGACTCGTTCTCAGAAGGCGAAAAGATGCGTATTGATCTTTCACTCCTTTTCACATGGCGCGCTGTCGCCAAGCTAAGAAACTCTGTAACGACTAACCTTTTGATCATGGATGAAGTATTTGACTCCTCCCTCGATACAACAGGCACCGATGAGTTCTTAAAATTAATTACACAGTTGACACAAGATACGAATGTCTTTGTCATCTCTCACAAAGGTGACCAACTCTTTGATAAGTTCCACAGTAATATCAAGTTTGAGAAGGTCAAGAATTTCTCGCAGATTGCTGCGTAGGAGGAAATATGGCATACAAAGTTTTAGTGCAAGTATATGAAGGTGGTGATTGGGATCCAGTTCTCGATATGAAACGAAGTCGTTCTCGTATTGTGCCACGACTTTTTATCGATGAGGAAGCTGCTCAATATTATATTGATCAACAACCAAAGTCTGAAGAAGGAAGCTACTCTCGTAAATTCAAGATTGAAGAAGCACCGGCGCTAGAAGATGTCAGATAAATTTCACATCGTTCCACCATCTCATCCTATTTTCAACAAAAAATTAGATCCATTTGTATTTGATAATAAAGTCAATACAAATGAACTCGCAGAAAAAATGATTGAGATGATGCAAAAAGCCGGTGCTGCAGGACTAGCAGCAAATCAATTGGGTTTGGATCATCGTGTATTTGTTTTAAATACGCAGCCACATCCACTTGTTTGTTTCAATCCTAAAATTGTTCATTATAGCGAGAAATATGCTGTTCATGAAGAAGGTTGCTTGACATTTCCCGGTCTATTTGTAAAAATAAGAAGGCCAGAATGGATTAGAGCTCGCTTTTATGATACTTCAGGTTTGATTCAAACAGAAACTTTAAACGGTCTGACGGGTAGAGCATTTCAACATGAACTCGATCATCTCGATGGTATTAGTTATATGACTCGCGCCAAGAAAATTCATATGGATCAGGCAAAAAGAAAACAAAAACTTATTGATCGCAAACTGAAGAGAATGCAGCTTGCTTGATAATCTAACAGAATTTTTTGGTTTTAAAAAGAAACCAAAGAAAAAACCAACTATTAAAGATTATCATATACCACGTCTAATAGATGGACAGTGGTGGTACGGCTACGAGAAAGTTTACATAAAACGATATCCAGCATGTACATTTCCCTTAAATAATGATAGGATGGATACATCTAATACGGAGAATAGCAATGAGTAAGAATTGGGTTAAAGACATCAACAAGATGCACGAGAAGTATGGCGTTCATGAGTGGATAAAGAACAATCAACACCAACTCAAGCAGTTTCTCGATTTTCGTTTGCGATTTCTTTACGAAGAAGCTAATGAAACATCGCTCGCTGTTGATGCCCGCGATGCTGAAGAAATTGTTGATGGTCTGATCGACATCTGTGTTGTCGCTATCGGTACACTCGACGCATTTGGTGTTGATGCTAACAAAGCATGGGATCGTGTCTATAAAGCGAACATGCGCAAAGAGGTCGGTACTAAAGACAGTCGACCTAATCCCCTTGGACTACCTGATCTGGTGAAGCCTAAAGGCTGGCGAAATCCATCCCATAAGAACAATCATGGTCTCCTGGGCGCCATGCCGTACTCAGATCCTAATCAGTTCTAAAAACTGTAAATATTATACAAAAATAGTCTAAGAAAAACTCTAACAAAATCAGTAACTTAGGTACGCCCAAAAAGTCCAATAAAATCAAAGACTTAGAGGTGTACTTTTTCTGTGCCTGCTGTATAATGGTCCTTGTCAAATAGAGATTAACTAGGAAAAAACATATGGCAACATTCACTGTACATCAAATCCAAAACAAGCGTAACGCTCCTGAAGGCCTTATCTTCAATGATATGTACTCAGCTGGTGACTTCGATCACTACACTCCAGTTTTTCGTGTAGATGCTGATGATCTTAATCACGTCTTTGCACTAACTAACCATTGGAGTGACGAAGATCGTGTACTTCGTATTGATCAAGGTCATTCTACCAGCATTGGTGACATCATCGAGACTCATACCGATGAGCATGCGTTTTGGATGGTGAGCTTTGACGGTTTCAACAAGTTGGAGGTACTCTAATGAGTAAGCAAGAAGCTTTTGAAGAAATGTGCATCATCAAAAATATGATGGAAGAACACGCTAGCGAGCTCCGCTCAATCATGCGTAAGTTGTTTCCTGATCAGTTCTATCTGGGTAGTGCTTACGATGTATTTGATATCACTGGTAGTTCGAACCCATATGATGTGACTATCGAGTCTCTGCTCGAGTCTATCTCTGAAGAAAACGAGGAGATCTATTAACCATGTGTAATTACGATTGGCTAGAAGATCGGATTGATATTACCGGTGTCAAACTGTACAGCTTTCGTGAGAATGATTTTCAAACTATAGGCTATCAGCCTAAGGATCGCAATCCTACTCGCTTGCAATTGTTTAACCAACTGAAAAAGACCCTCGAGTTTCGTAACGGTCTTAATCAAACAATTCAAAACCTTGAAGCCCTCTTAGATGGAGAATATAATGGAAATTCGTGAAGGCAGAAGTGAATACTATGTTTGCTCAATTGATCCTCAGTCACTCGTGGATTTAGAAATTCTCGAAGCCATTAAGCGCAGTGTTAAAGCTGCGAATGCTTATATCAATTGGCAAGTAATGAATCCTGACGGTGATCCCGGCTATCGTGCTATAAAAAAGTGTAAGCGTGTGACTATTAAAGGTCGCGACCCGAAGTTTTTGAGAAATGGTCGTAAGTACACCTACTCAGGTGATATCGCTGCGGCCGGTAATAAATATGAAATCTGCCGTCGCCTCGACATCTACATTCACAACGATCGGAGATGGAAGTGAAGACGAATTACTACGCGTTACCTAACCAGCTACGGGCCGAGTGCAAAGGACTCGGTATGGATGAGCTAGAGATTTTCAAGTATGAAACCTACTGGCTCAAAAAGAATCAGGTATTGCGTACAGGCAAACAAGCTTCTGTGGACAGCGAGAAGCAAAAAGTCTACGATGCTGAATGGAAATTTCAAAAGAAAGTAGACATCACAAAGTTCAAAGACATCAGAGAAGCTGAGAAGCGCATGAAGCAGATCACTAGCAGTAAGCTATGGTCTGACTTAAAAGGCAAAACAACTACTCTGCATCACTCTGGTCGTATGAAGCGATATGCTGGCATGGCATACTGGACTGGCAAAATCAAGCTTGCCAATTCAGGTCTAGATGAGTATACATTGATTCACGAACTAGCACATCAAACACCAAATGCGATGCATCACGGTGTACAATTCCGTATTAATGTGGTAAGATTAGTATCTAGATTTATGGGTACAGACGCTGCTAAAGAATTGAAAGCACAGTTCAAAGAGCGAAAGCTGAAGATGTCTATGCCTCAACCTCGTTCACCAGAATCATGGTACAAATCTTACAAACGAATGGAAGAAATGCGAGAGAAGCTATGAAACCTTGGTATGTAAAACGTGGCGATCGATTTTATATTCGAGATGTTGATCTGCAGGCATTTGATAAACATCTGTCTGAAGAATATCAACCAGAATACTCTAGTTGGCAAAATACCAACAATGGATTGATGGCCGAACATATGATGTATTCTCGCGGATATGTAGATTTTCCAAAAAAGTTTAAAGATTTAAAAAGTCCTGATGGCGTTCCAACTGAAATCAAAACATATGGTGAACATCGCGATGCCGATGCACATCAACAAAATGTTTTGCATAACGGATATGATGGCCCAAAAGGTAGAGTAGCATCCCTGTGGGAAAGAAAAGTTCTTTGGAAAAAAGATATTGACAACCGGGTGATTTTTATGGTAAGATATGATGAATATTACGAGGTAGATGGTTTATTCGAATGGAATGACCAAATACAGAGATATGAAGAAGTCGAAGGAGACGAAGAAAGAGTATGAAACCTAAAATGAAGCAAACAGTTACAATTGAAAATCTTACTAATTTAACTTCACATTGGAAGTATTTACCAGGTGATGTAGTACGATTAATAGACAAATCTTTGTCAGTCGGATTATATACTGTTGAAGCGACCAACGTAAGAGTTATTAGTCGCAAGACTGGTCGTGTAGTTAAAAAGTTACGTAATTCTATACCTTTAAATATTAAAAGTATTGCGGCCTTAGATTACGTAATAGATCAAAAAGCTGTAGAAAATACTTTGGCTGGTATTTTATATGATGCTAAGGAAGAATTTGGCTGTACTAATGATGAAAATAATTTTCAATTCGTCGTACAATATGAGACAGAAGTATGAAAGAGTCGCTTAAAGTCCTGCAAGAATGTGCAGAAGTACAAGTCAAAAAGTCTAATGACTATCAGAATGACCACTCTCGCATCCGTCAAGCAGATTACTATCCTCGTGGCATCGCGACCATCGTAGATCTCATCTATGCAAAAGTCTTACGTATGCAGTCTGTAATCGAAGCTAGCGAGCATGATCCCAATTATGAACCTAACTTCGAGTCAATCGAAGACTCAGCTAAAGACTTAATCAACTATGCATCGTTCGTAGTTGCTTACTCTCGTGGTAAGATGGACGGACAAGATCCGAATCGTGACTTCTTGAATAGGAAAAATTATGCATCAGACAGTGAATGATATTCGTCAACACTTTCTCGACGAACTCAAAGCAGAACGATTCACTGAAGATCGACTTGGTAGTAAGACTATCGAGTTGATCGGAGCTTCGTTTCTCGCCGATGAACCTGCAATCTTTGGTGAACCAAATGAAGAGTACATCCAGGCCGAACTCGGATGGTACTACTCGCAGTCGAATAACATCGACGATATCTATGCCAACCTCAAAGAACCACCAAAAGCATGGCAATACGCCGCGAATGCACATGGAGAAATCAATTCAAATTATGGACGTCTTATCTTTTCCGACCAATACTACAACCAATATCAACGATGTTTGGCCGAACTCGTGGCAAATCGAGATACCCGCCGAGCATGCATCGTGTACAACCGACCAAGCATCTGGACCGAGTACAATGAAAATGGTAAAAGTGATTTCATATGTACGAACGCCGTCACCTACTATATCCGAAGGGATAAGCTCTACTGCTGTGTACAGATGCGTTCCAATGACGTCATCTTCGGTTACAGAAATGACTACGCATGGCAAAAACACATCCTCGAACAACTAGTCGAAGGATATAATCACAAGAACTTTGATCACGTAGAAGTCGGCGATATCTTTTGGCAAGTGCAAAATCTGCATGTGTATGAGAAACACTTTCATTTAGTGGATTGGTAATGATTATGAAAAAGAGCTATATAGAAATTGATGCAGGTCCATGGTTGACTTGCGACGGTGACATCGAAGTTAGTGTGTATCTTGGAGAAGCATGCGAACCAAATCATACTTCGAAGGTAAGTCTAAAAGAGTTAGTAGATCGTGAGCTAGAAGGTATGATTCCTGGTGTTATTCCTGGGTCCGATGATACCAAATCTGGGTCTATTGCAGAATATCATAAAGAAGATGTCAAACGACTGCTAGAAAGTTTGAGAGAGTTGTACTATTATGCAGGCGGCCGAGCAGAGGAATTGGGCTGTGAGTAATGCAATTTTTGATTTAGAACAACAAATTCAAGAATGCTGGAAAGTCACAGATGATATTGACATGGTAACTAAGTATCTAGTAGATGATTCAGATGGTTATACCGATGATGATGTTATGAATAAGTATTTTGCCATCAAAGAATTATACGAGCTTAAGTTTAATCAAATGTGGGCTACTTTCGAAACGGTATGCAAAGAATATCATGAAGCGAAAAAGAAATGATTGAACCAACTCGATATTATGATGAGTTCCTCAAGTATTTTGATCTAGCACTCAGTCAACAGAAAAAGTGTAACGTATCAGAAGGCGCTCCGTTTGGTATGATCAAACATGCTGAGAGTAACATGGGAGATGATCTCATGGAACATGTTGAGTTATACGATGTAGTTGAACGTAAGTACGCTGGCTTCTCTCAGATCGTCAATGATGTGTTCTATGGTTGGACTGATAAGCATCCATATTGGAAGAAGATGGAAGCTGGTATGGTGACACGCCAGCGTGAGCAGGTCGCGAAAGACTGGACAGGCAAACATGCTGACTTCGGTTTACCTGAATGGCTCTACGTATTCATCCTGCATCGTGTGACAGGCTCTGCGATCAACTACGCAACCAAACCTTCAGGTTATCATAACACTATTCTATTCAATCTGCATCAGTGTAAAGACATTGAACAAATGGTCGGACTGATGCGTCATTATCCTGCACCATTCTATACGAGTGTAGGTTATCAGTTTCCTGCATTCCCTAAACCACAAGATGGTTACAAAAAAGGCGGTGATTATTTCCTCGGCGAGTATGCACCTCGTTTGGCAAGAGAATTGGCAGAGTGGCTAGAATCTGGTGGTAAACGTGATCTACGAGAGATTGGTGACTTCATGCTTGAGTGGAATGTCAAGAATGGATTGCGTAAGTATCAGTTCCAATATGCAGCAGTCGTAGCTGACATTGCAGATTGGTATCCACAGTATGTCAATTTAGAAAGCATGTTCTATTATGGTACAAATGCGGTAGAATGTATCTCATATCTTGCTAAGCCAACACAGAAGATGAAGAAGGAAGTCTTTCTCGACGCTGTGATGGAAAAGATATATAAAGATACAGGAAGTGTACCATATAATGCTGAAGATGTATGTTGTGACTTCATTCGTTATGTTGAGAACTATGTACGCCCAGGTCCGGACTACGATCATCTCGACTATGACAATCTGTGGTCATCATGCGGCATCAAAGACCATCCGTATGGTAGACAAAAATATATGCTTGAACTCGGTCTTGTCGACACATTTAATGGTATGAAAAATCATCCATCAGATGACGCTGTCCTCAAGGCAAATAATATGAACGTGACTGAATATCAAAAACTATGTCGCTCACTCACTTCTTAGGCGAACACGAACACGACATTCAATATCAGAATATTGCCGACGTAGAACTCAAAAACGGCAAACCAACCGAGAGTTGGATGAAAGATTGGTGTCAAGAGGCTCGAACGAATAAGTTCTTCGAGTTTTGTCGTGCCTATGACGAGCGCAAAGATTTCCTACTTAAAAATAACTATCAACAGTTCTCACATCGCTTGCATTGGCATGAGTGTCCGTTTGTCGACGAAATGAAGAAAGAAACTGACAGACGCAAGCTGATCGAGGCTTGTGTCCTGTTCTCGTTTAGTAACGAACATTGGCAAACGTTCAGAGCATGGCGAGATCATGGCTATGATGGCATGAAGGTACGGTTCTCGAACTATCGCCACGCACGTTCTGATCTATTCCAGATATACTATCCAAAAGATACAAAGGTCAAAGATTGGTTGATCGATACACCAAAGCATGCTGCGCTTGAGATTGACAAGCTATTTGAAAATGCAAAACGGCCGTTTACTATGATGGAGTTTGCTAAGAAGATGAACATCATTATGGTACGAGATTTTGGTTTTCGTAATGCGATGTATCCATCAAAGAATACAGCTCGTCATATTGCAATGACACACTCTAAATTTGTTGATCCCGATTCATTTCTACATGGCGGTACAGGTTATTTTGATGGCTTATCACAAATCTTTGACTGTCCTCATCTAATGAGTAAGTCGAAGTATGAGATCGACGATGATGGTCAATATGTGCCTATGAATAAATGGGCAGAGATGCAAGTAAAACACATGAACTACTTGAAAGACCATCCAAACAATCCAATCCATACTCATCAGTATCTCAACTTAGAAGACAAACTGTGCATGCATTATAAGTTTATGTCAATGAAACTTGGTGAGAAGAAACAAACGAAGATGATCCCATATGATTGGGTTTATCCACAAAACTGGTCACTAAAGACAAATAAGTATGACAGAACGAGTACGTAGAGCATTGATAGAAGCAATAACTGATACTTTGCTCGCTACTCCACTCAATATGTTGATCAGTTGGGTAATTTTATGGTTTGCATTCCAATACTATTGGGGTCCAACAGTTACAATGCTTATACAAACTGGTATAATGTTTATCTTTGCAGTAAGCCGTAAGGTATATCTGCGTTTATATTTTGAGAAAAGATATGAGTCACAATAACCATATTATTGACGGGGTAAATAAAGATGTGGGTATATTCGGTTATGAATATGCTCGTGATTATTTTTTGGAGATGTGTGATGGATGGACACCATACAATAATGACCCTATCGTCAAAGTACACGATGGAGTGCGAGTTGTCAGGGACGACCTTACCGTTGGAACCAAAACTCGAGCGGGTGATCTTCTTGCTGCTCGTTGCCCGACTGATACCATGGTGTATTGTCAGCCTCGGACTGGTCTTGCCGGCGTATCTCTTCTTGACGTAGCTAAACATCACAATAAGAAGGTGACGTTGTTTATGCCATCTTCAAAAAGAGTGTCGTTACATCAAGCTTGTTGTATTGAACGAGGAGCAGATGTACAATTTCATCGTATTGCTGCGATGCCAAACCTAAATAAGAAGGCAAAAGAATATGCAGAAAAAGAAGGTCACTACTTCATTCCGCTTGGTCTCAGACATGAGCTCGCCACCGCCGGAATTGTTTACACAGCTTCTCGAATACCTGAGCCTGAAGTGGTATACGTTGCTATCTCGACCGGTGTTCTTGCTCGAGCTCTTCAAATTGCATGGCCTCGAGCTGAGTTTCGTTGCGTTGCTGTTGCTCGCAACCTAAAAGCTGGAGAATTAGGTAGAGCTAAAGTCATATCAGAACCTCTACAGTTTACTCAATCAGAGAAGAAAGAAAATCTACCTCCATTTCCCACTATCGATACATATGACGGAAAAGTGTGGAAGTATATACCTAAAAATACTAGTCAGGATATACTTTTCTGGAACGTAGGTACAGAACCAGTTTTACAAGATGAGACGATTTATGATAGAATAGATTCATATCGTCAGTGGGAAAAGGCAGCGTGAATTTTAATAGACCTAATTTGGTCGAATATAAAAATGGTAGTTTTGAAGTCATAAGTGTTGGCGGTGGTTTTGAGTTGTTTATCGAATCAAAACGACAAATGACTTATGCTTATGGAAATTATTCTCAATTCTATGAATTGTATTCTCACACTCATTTTGCTCACGGTCATGTAATAGCATCTGGCCTTGGATTTTTGTTAAGAGAAATAATGTTATTAGAGAATCCCGATGTTAGTCATATAAAAGTATTAGAAAAATCATCGGAGTTAATAGAGTATCATAATATACATAATCGTGGTATAATGGAGAAATTGTAAATTGTGATGCTAATGAGTTTATCGGTAGTTGTGATACTTTTCTCATGGATCATTTAGAATTTGATAGTTTTGTTGATACTTTTATCAAGTGTTTGCAAAATATAAAATGTAGTACATCTTGGTTTTGGCCTATTGAAACATGTTGCCCTAATTACGAAAGCTATTTAGAATTACGTCATAGAGCTCCTACATTGCCAAAGTTACAAAGATTAGAATATGAAATGTTATTAGAAATTTTTAGAAGAGCTTAATATGAAAGGTTTAGTTGCATGTCCATTCAATGTGATGTCCAAATCAATGGACAGCCATCGTGCCGCACAAGGTGTCATCTATGCAGATCAGCTGAATGAAGCTGGTTTTAATGTTGAAGTGTGTATGTCTGGTCAACTTTATAAAGAAGATTGGGATGAATATGGTGCTCTGTTCATATATCATGGTAATGACTGGGGCGGATCATTAAATTTGTTTGGTGGTTTACAAAATTATAGTGGCATCTATAATTTCGTTAACTTCTCTAAATTTAAAGGTATGGTGTATTCTCTTGCTATACCGATGGTAGATTATTATGCTATCATGAAAGAAAAGCTAGATAAGGCAAAAGAAAAAGGTCAATGGTTTGATCCTGAATGGAATGAAGTCGATTGGGACAATTTAAAAAGAATTTGTAAAGAAGCCACTTTAATAGAACCAAATAATTTAAATGATCATAATAAAATAGCTATCGGTGATAGTCATGCCATATGTATGTATCGAAGAGGTTGGAGCAATATATCAATACCGTTTAAAACATTGCATGGCGCATTGAAAGAAGGATTAGATAGTTTTATCCCTCAAGGTAATTACGTTGATATCGAATTTTATTTTGGCAATATTGATATTCGCCATCATCTTTGTCGACAAGATAATCCAGAAGAGGCAACAAAAGAACTCGCACGTAAGTATATTGAACAGGCAAGAGGCCTTTCAGAGTTTTATAATGCTGATATAAAACTATATGAACCATTACCCATAGAAAATCCTAGTCGTAAAATACCAAAAACGGGTTGGTATAAGGGAACACCATTCTATGGTGATTGGGTATCACGTAACTTTATTCGTAAACTCTTTCGTGAAGAAATTCGTAAAAATCAAGGAGGCGGTGTTCAATTATATGAGTGGGTGGGAGAGATGATAAATAGTCAAGGTGAGTTAGACTTTGAATATATGGAAAAGCCCCAGTCTGTACATCTTTCTCGTCGATGGTATCCACATTGGCAAGGTTACGAGTATAGCCACGCTCCATTCATCGAATATACACCTATACCCGAAAGTAAAAAGAAAATTAATTCTTTGGATAATTTCTTTGAGTAAAGTAACAATCAATAATTTACCTGTTTACATTTATGTAGAATCATGGTAGAATAGTATTTCAAAGTGAGGATATATTATGGAAATCAATGTTTCTATAGAAGAGTTACGTAAACATAAATTATTTATTGCAACTCCAATGTATGGAGGTATGTGCGCTGGCATGTACACGCGGGCTATGGCAGATCTCTCTGCGAAAATGGCTAAGTATCAAATTCCATTGCAATTTTATTACCTTTTCAATGAGTCATTAATTACTCGTGCTCGTAACTATTGTGTTGATGAGTTTATGAGGTCAGACTGTACACATCTCATGTTTATTGACTCTGACATTGGTTTTAAATCAGACGATGTATTAGCAATGATGGGACTGATGATACAAGAACCAGAAAAGTATGATGTGATGTGCGGTCCATATCCTAAAAAGACAATTTCATGGGAAAAGATTGTACAAGCAGTCAATTCGGGTGTAGCCGATGAAGATCCTAATACACTCGAAAATTATGTTGGTGATTTTGTATTAAATCCGAGAAAAAGTGGTGGTATCAAGATTTCTGAACCCGCGGAAGTAGGTGAAGGCGGCACTGGTTTTATGATGATTCAAAAGCGTGTGTTCGAAGAGTATGCTAATAAGTATCCTCAATTCTATTATAAACCAGATCATGTACGTACTGCAAACTTTGATGGTAGTCGTGAAATCATGGCTTACTTTGATGCATTGATTGATGATAAGTCACAAAACTTGATGAACGAAATTACTGCATTTTATGACAAAAATCCCGATGCGTCTAAACAAGAAGTCATTAAATTTTTGTCCGATAAGACGACAGGCATACACACCGAAAAATATTCGAATAGATATTTGTCCGAAGATTATATGTTTTGTTATAATGTAATTCGCATGGGTCGCAAAGTATGGATGTGTCCGTGGATGCAACTTAAACATGTTGGATCATACATCTTCGGCGGCTCTCTAGCACATATTGCACAAATTGGTGCATCAGCAACAGCAGATCCATCTAAAATTGGTAAGAAAAAGTAGGAAACTATATTATGAAACTCAATACACGTACTATTCAAGTACTCAAAAACTTTGCGTCTATTAACCCGTCCATTCAGTTCTCTGAAGGTACGAATTTAAAGACCATCTCACCAAACAAGACGATGATGGCAAAAGCCAAACTCGAAGATATAATTCCTTCGACTTTTGCAATCTATGATTTGTCTCGTTTTCTCGGTGTTGTATCATTGTTTGAAGATCCTGAATATCAGATCGACGAGCGAATGGTTAACATCGCATCACCAGGTCGAAAGGTTAGTTATACGTTTGCTGATCCTTCTACCATCATCACACCTCCAGATCGAGAGATCGTATTGGAAGATCCTGACGTTGTGTTCGAACTTAAGCAAGAAAACTTTGCTGAGATCATGAAAGCACTTGGCGTCATGTCATTTCCTGATCTTGTAGTCGTTGGCGAAGACGGTAAAGTTGTTCTTCGTGCAACTGACACAAAAAATCCTTCTTCTGATAAATATGATATTGAAGTTGGATCTACCGATCGTACCTTTACCGCAGTTTTCAAAACAGAAAACGTTAAGATCTTACCGTCCTCCTACACGGTTAGTCTTTCCTCGAAAGGCATTTCTCACTTTGTGTCCGACGATGTAGAGTATTGGATCAGCCTTGAAGCAAACTCAACCTTCGAGTAATACGATCAAAAGGGGGCACGGAACAGCTTGACGTGTCTGCCATGCGCGAAGGGATTGGGGCGACTGGCATTTTATTTTATGAAAATAGGTGATATATGCGTGATGATTTTTTATGGGTCGAGAAGTATCGTCCTAAAACTATTGGCGAAACAATACTTCCTGAAAATCTAAAGAAAACATTTAATCGGTTCGTCATTCAAGACGATATACCAAATCTTATTCTATCTGGTGGCCCAGGTGTAGGTAAAACTACTGTCGCTCGAGCAATGCTAGAACAACTTGACTGTGATTACATCGTCATCAACGGCTCGATGAATGGTAACATCGATACACTTCGTGTAGAAATACAACAGTTTGCTTCGGCAGTCTCACTCAGCGGCGGTCGTAAGTACGTCATCCTCGATGAAGCAGACTACCTCAATCCAAACTCTACTCAACCAGCACTTCGCAACTTCATGGAAGAATACTCCAAGAATTGTGGCTTTATTCTGACTTGTAACTTCAAGAATAAGATCATCGAACCTCTCCATTCTCGATGTAGTGTGATCGAGTTTAAGATCGCCAAAGAAGATAAGCCAGATATGGCAGCTCAACTCTTCAAGCGAGTCATGAAAATTCTCAAGACTGAAAATGTTGACTTCGATCAAAAAGCCGTTGCCGAAGTAATTAGTAAATATTTTCCAGATAATCGAAGGATTCTAAATGAACTACAACGATACTCTGCTACAGGCAGGATTGACACTGGTGTACTCGCTAATCTACATGAGACTACACTACAAAATCTTGTTGGAGCTTTACGAGACAAAGACTTTACCACCGTCCGAAAGTGGGTCGCAGACAACTCAGACGTAGAAGCAGCTACCATCTTCCGTCAGATCTATAACAAGTGTTCTGACTTTCTAAAACCTGGCAGTGTGCCTCAACTCGTTCTCATCCTCGCCGATTATCAATACAAGGATGCATTCGTTGCTGATCATGAGATCAACATGACTGCATGCCTCACCGAAATCATGGTCAATTGTGAGTTCTCGTAATGTGGAGAATTTGGGCCAAATCACTCGGAGAAAAAGTAGGCGAAACAGATTCACAAGCAGATGCTGTAGCTATCATCAGGACTTTCTGGTGGCTCCTCCATGTGATTACCTGTTTCTTTATAATCGTACATAATGGTCATAATTTAGGGTGGTGGTGATGCTTAGGAGAAAACCAAAGAGAACATGCCAAACACCGAACTGTAGCAATGTACTACCAGAAGAACCTGCTATAATATATGTAGGTGAGTATGCGTTCGATGTTTGTGAAGAGTGTGAGAAGTTGATGGATATTATACAAGAGAAAACGGAGGAGCACTATGGCGACGAGTCCATTTGACTATCTGAACTCCATCAATGTCACAAAGAAAAATATGATGCGTGATACCGAGAACGATACACTTGCCGAGAAAGACTACAACGCCTTCATCGTTAATCGCGGACTATCATACTTCCAAGACACTGTCACCGTTGCAAACGAGATGAATATTCATCATGAGCTCGATCATCTTCTTCAATACGAGTTTCTTATAAATATTATTAGGCCACGAAAAAGGTTCTCTAAGTGGTTTAAAAAAGAGCAAGACAGTGACGTTGAAGCAATTGCAGAGTTCTATGGCTATAGTAATGAAAGAGCCGCACAAGCACTAACTATCCTGTCTAATGAGCAAATAAAAATAATAAAAGAAAAATTAGAAAAAGGTGGTTAACTATGAGTGCGGTAGAATCTCTCGTTGAAGTAACACTACAGAGTCAAGACGATTTCCTT